CAGCGGAGCACTGACGGCAAGGGCGGCTGGGTGTGGAACGTCAAGGACGTCACCCCGGTGCCATACAATCTACCTGACATCATCGCCAACCCGAACAAAAAGATATCTGAGATGGAAGGCGAGAAGTGCGCAGACGCAATGAAGAGGCTGGGCGCCGTAGCAACAACCAGTCATGGCGGTGCGAAGAACTGGCACGCGGATCTAAATAAATGGTTTACGGGGCGTGACGTTGTGGTGTTGCCTGACGCTGACGAGGCTGGCAAGGCACATGCTGACGTAGTGGCGGCAAACCTGTTGCCCGTGGTTAACTCTATCAACTGTGTCAACTTGCCGGGCTTGGACGATAAGCAAGACGTTTACGATTGGCTACAGGCTGGTGGTACGAAGGAAGAGCTAGCGGCGCTGGTCACATCGGCGCAGCCGATTGAACAGGCGCCAGAGGTCGTGGAAGCGCCGGCAGAACGCCCAGACGTATTCGATGTGTATGATGTACACTATCTGCGTAACATGCCGCCGGTGGAATGGCTGGTGGATGGGTTGCTGACCAAGCATGGGTTTAGCGTGCTGTACGGTGAGCCGGGGGCTGGTAAGTCATTCCTAGCGATAGACATGGCGCTGTCAGTGGCGTATGGCAAGGCGTGGCACAATAACCCAGTGCAGCGTGGCGCAGTGCTGTACATAGCTGGCGAGGGTGTTGGCGGTCTGGGTAAGCGTATCAAGGCATGGCAAGCGCATCACAAGCTAACAGCGGATGTGCCGTTCTATGTTCTACCCACGGCGGTGAGGTTCCGCGAACCAGAGGATGTGGAGCGCCTACTGCGCACGATAGACAACCTCGACACCAAGTTTAGCGCGGTGTTTGTGGATACTGTGGCGCGCGCCTTGCTCGGCGGTGATGAGAACAGCGCAACCGACATGGGCCTGTTTGTGGATGCGTGTGAGATAGTAAAGCGCCACTGCGAATGTGCGGTGGTGGCGATACATCACAGCGGCAAGGACGCGGCCAGAGGTATGCGCGGGTCTACGGCGCTGTTGGGTGCGGTGGATACAAGCATCAAGGTGAGCAAGCTGGAAGAGACGGTGACGCTGACCACGGAGAAGCAGAAGGACGCAGAGCCAATGCCGGACGTGGCGTTTACGATGACCCCGGTCGCGCTCATAGACGATGTCAGCGTGGTGATGACACAGGCTGACATGCCGGAGAAGAAACCGCGTAGTGCGAAGCTGACGGAGCCGCAGAAGATAGCCCTGCAAGCACTGCGCAATCTGTCTGTCGAACTGGGTCAGGAGCGCGTGCCGGTGACGGCGTGGCACGACAAACACCGTGCGAAAACGCCTGATAGCACGCGTTCTAGGCGCAGAGATGCAAGGGATGCGTTACAGACAAAGCGTGCGATTGTGATAGAGGGTAGCTATGTGTGGGAATACAAAGAGTTATAAGGAAACGTGCGACTGTAAAAACCTTAAATCGCACGGTCGCACGCTGAAGTCGCACGCGTGGTGTTGTGCGATAATCCCTATGGTTATCGCACGCACGCACGCACAGCACGCCGGAAAGGGAATAGGATGGCAAAGAGAAGAATAAAGAAACCTGACACGACAGCACTGAGGCGTATGATGGGCAGCAGTGTGACAAGTGAGGCAACCTATCGCAAGATACAAAACTACCTCACGGAATATGACAGGGTTGTGTCTGACTATGAACGCCGTTGGGGTGTGGAGAGACTGCCTAACCTTGTGTCGCCAGAACTGCGGGATAGGTTCTGGCAGCAGATGGATAAACTCAACGATGCTATCCATCGTGATGCAGCGGTAGATGTCGAGCATCATGTGGCTGTGACACTGCGTGCGTATGGTGCGCTAGAGAAGGAAGCCATCGCGCTCGGCGGTAAAGAGATTGGCATGGATGTATGGACTGCGCATGCTGATGGCAAGGTCGTTGCGATAGCGCGTGATGAACAGGCTGTGAAGCCCATCAAAGAGGACATGCCAGACGCGCTGGTGTATTGTGTGCAAGAGGTGGCGGTGATACTGGCCAAGTGGTCAGAGCAAAACACGCTAGCCGTGCAGGTAAAGGATACGTTCCCCGGTGCAACGGTGAGCGCTGTGAAGAAAACAGACTTAGAGGACAAGCTCGATGACGAAATCCCTTTCTGAAAACAAGCGCCCGTACAGTGTCATGCCAATGCGTGCGTGTGGTGACCGCAAGCTAAAAGAGCGTGAGTTTCGCGTTCTGGGCGCGCTGTGTGCGTTTGTTAATCGTGCTGGGGTATGCTGGCCATCGCTCGATACCCTATGCTCAGTGAGCGGCTATGCGGAAAGAAAGAGCATTCTGGAAGCGATGAAGCGTTTGAAGGCTGGTAACTATGTGCGACAGCTAAACCCAAAGGACTATCAAGAGACAGCCAGCGGGTGGAAAACAAACAGATATCAAGTGTTGTGGAAGGGTGATGAACCACTGCCAACCTATGAAGATATACACACCGCCAAAGCGCTACAGCTACGCGCAGACCAAGGGGACGATACCACTAAAGAGATAGGGGGTCTGGGGGATGCACAACCACAGACAGACACGCACGCTGGCGAACTCTGCCACGCCTATCTGCGTGCCGTCCAGCAGGCGACAGGACAGGTCAGGCTGTACGATAATGAGATAGCGCACGCCCGGCGGCTGGCATTGCGTGACGTATCGTCTGACGATGTGCGTGCCGCTACGCTTGCGGTGTGCGACCAAGCGATAGAGAGGCGTGCTGGTGTGCCAGCACTGTCTGACGTAGTGCGTTATTTTGACATACAAGAAAACAAAGGTTGATTTGCTTATGTACAGCGCACAAAAACATGGCCGGGCAGAAAAAACGACCCCTTGCCCCCGCCCCCGCCCGGTACTGTACGGGGGGCCTCACACAAAATTTTCCCCGGTTCTGACGTATGACTTGCCCTAGCTGCGGAGCCGACCACCACCAGCTATATGACGAGGCCGCAGAACTATGCGAATGCTACTGGTGTGGCCACCGCTATTGCGCAGAAGAGCAAGACGATGATAATGTAGAAACACCAACACTAAGGGAGCTTGGGTTAGATGTATGAAGAGGAAATGCGTTGCGCCGATTGCGGGTGCGTGGATATAAAATGGGAAGATGGAGAGCATTGCCGGTGCAAGCGTTGCGGCTGTCCTATGACAGAATATGTGCCGGTTGCCTATGCTGCCGGTGACGGGTCTATGGCAAGGCACATGTCCAATGGGCAGTGTCCTAAGTGCCAGACGGAAATGGGCGGCGAGATGAAATGCGAGACATGTGGCTTGGAGATAGCAGGGTGAAGATTGTGGATATATTAGACGAGGCGAAAAACGCGGTCGCCGACCGTGGCAAGAATTACGGCAACGTGTATATCAACCATGAGCGCATAGCCGCGCAGTGGTCGATTACATTAGGCACCGAGGTTACCGCAGAACAGGTGGCCATGATGATGGTACAGGTGAAGCTAGCGCGTTTGATGGAAACGCCCGATCACATGGATAGTTGGGTAGACATTGCGGGTTACGCGTGGACGGGAGGCAAGTGTGTCCAAGAAGCCCCTGACAACTAGGCAACAGCGCGCGGCGCTAGTTAGCCAAGACACAGACCGGCGCGAGGCGGTAGTGCAAGAGCTAGAGGCCATCGCGGCTGGCGAGGCTACGGATGTCATTAGCTGGGATGCTATGGGTCAGGTGCAGCTTACGCCATCTGACCAGTTGCCGGAACGCGCCCGGCGTAGCATCAAGAAAGTGAAGGTAACGCCAAACCAGCACGGTAACACCATCGAGGTGGAGATGCACGACAAGCTGTCCGCGTTGCGCTTGCTGGCAAAGCATCGCGGTTTGTTAGAGCCGAACAGTGATGACCAACGCCCATCCATGATAGGCATTAACGTGACTGGGCCGCAAACCACAACCTATGAGGTGAAGGATGGCGAAGATACACCAGATGACGCACAATAATTTTGTGCGGTTTTTTTCTGATTATGTTATCTGCGACCATTGCGGCGAGGATACGCGTGGCCGGTGTTACGCGGAGACAAAGCAAGTTGTTTACGTTTTCTGCTTGCGGGTTGTTAATCCAATACTTGTTAGCCGCAAAGATGTTATGTTCGTGCTCCTTAGTA